CTTACAGAAACTCCGATGGGAAACATTGTAAAGAATCTAATTGACGAAGGTGCTTTGTTGGGAGTTTCTTCAAGAGGTATGGGTTCTCTTAAGAAAGTCAATGAAGTAAACGAAGTTCAACCGGATTTCTCTCTTTCTGCTATCGATATCGTTGCAGACCCATCTGCGCCAAATGCGTTTGTAAATGGTATAATGGAAGGAAGAGAATGGGTCTGGGATAATGGTCTTCTCAAAGAGAAAATAATTGACGGATATCATAAAGAATTAACCAAAACATCTAAAAGAAATTTAGAAAAGAAAGCAATTTCATTATTTGAAGATTTCTTAAGAAGACTTTAATGAATACCAGTAAAGAAAACTTATTAGAAATCAAAAAGTTCAACGAATGGAAGAGACACCATGAACTTAATGAAATAATCTTTCGTGCTTCACGGCCTGGGTTTGCCGCAGCTGCAATTGGCAGAGCAGGCGCAAGACTTTTAGGTGGTGCTCTGGGTGCAGGTCGTGCAGCAGTAAATACCATAGGCAAAACAGCACAAGTAGCGGCAGATGCAAATCAAAATGTCACTAATGTTTTAAATAGAACCTCTCCTCGACCCAGAGTAGGGGGAAAATTTATTAGTGATAAAGATTATTCATCAATGGAAGGTCAGAGAGTAAGAAATACAGGGGCAGCCGGAAATGCGGCAATAAAATCATCTGCAATAGGAGCGTTGAGGGGAGCACAAAATGCAATAAGAGCAGGGGTGCGCGGAGTTAAGATGATGAATGCAAACCTTTCGACTCCACCTACCGGAACTACTCTGTTTCCCAAAGATTCTAGTCAAAAGAGTATGTTAGGTAGAGTAACAAGTGCCATTGCAAATGGAGTTGTGGATAAAATGGTAAGTACAATTCATACCTATGATCCCGGTAAAACTACTGCTGATAACAGAAAACATAATTTAAATGCACCGCTCGGTTCACATATTTTAAAAAGATTAACAAAATAAGTACACAATCGTATTGTGAAAATTTAGTTTATACTAAATATAATTGCCAAAAAGTGGAGGAAATATATCGTGCAAGATAACAAACAACAAACAGATATGGGTTACTCATCGCCAGGATTATACAGCGATGCAAACGGAAGAGGCGCAGTACTCGGTACACTGCAAACAAACGATAATGCAGAAGCAAACAAGGCAACACTCAGACCAAATGGTAGTGTTGCAGCTGCAGCTGCTCAAATGCAAGGAAACTCACAAGTAGGTGAAGTAGATGATGAGGAAGCAATGACTCAGAACGAACAATTAGAAGTAGACATCAATGATGCACTCAATGCAATCTTTGAGGGCGCAAATGCTTCTCCTGAGTTTGTACAAAAGATTAAAACAATCTTTACTGCTGCACTCAACGAGAAAGTTTCAATCATTGAGCAATCGATGTTGGAAGCAACAAAAGAAATTATCGAAGAGAAGTTACAAAATAACATTTCTTCTATAGTTGAACATGTTGATCAATATCTGACCTATGTTGTAGAAGAATGGTCAAATGAAAACAAGTTGGCCATTGAAAACGGTTTCCGCACAGAGATCGCTGAAAACTTCATTCTGGGATTAAAGGAATTGTTTGAGAACAGTTTCATTGATGTTCCTCAAGAGAAGTATGATGTATTAGACGATCTGTTTGCCGCAAATGCTGAATTGGAGAATGCCGCAAATTCAGCATTGGCAGAAAACATGGAACTCAAGAATCAACTACTCGCACATCTGTGTGCTGAATCATTCATTGAAATCAGCAATGGTTTGGCCGACACAGAAGTAGAAAAACTTGCAAAACTTTCAGAAAATTTAGAATTTAACAGTGTCGAACAGTATGCAGACAAGGTAAAAATTCTGAAAGAATCTTATTTTGGCAAGAATAATCGTGTCAACAACACATTAGCACCAAATTATGGTTCTATTACGGAGGAAACAACCACACCAAATACAAAACCAACAGGTTCTGATCCAATTATGGAAGCGTATGCAAGAACACTTAGCAATCAGTTAAAATTAACAAATTCTAAAAAGTAATTTAGAAAAATACAAATTAATACATAGTATACAAGGAGAAAAAGATGGACTTTAATTCAACAACACCGTACGACACATTAGTAGAAAAATGGGATCCAATTATAAATCATTCGGATCTTCCAAATATCGGAGATGTACACAAGCGTAGAGTAACCGCAGTTCTCTTAGAGAACCAAAAGAAGGCTCTCCAAGAGCAAATGCTCACAGAAGCACCCGCCAACGCAATGGGTGGTGGATTCAGCGTTTCTGCTGCTACCTCTTCTGCTGGTAATCTCGCCGGTTACGACCCAATCCTCATTTCGTTGGTTCGTCGCGCCATGCCAAACGTCGTTGCTTACGACATCGCTGGCGTTCAACCAATGACTGCACCAACAGGTTTGATCTTCGCAATGAGATCAAGATATCAGTCACAAACAGGCGATGAAGCAATGTTTGATGAGCCATGGGCCCAGTTCTCCGGTGCATCCGGTGCATCCGGTGGATTCAGCGGTCCCGGAATGTTGGGTAGCAATGTCGCAGGTGGTCATACCTTCGGCGTCACCCCAATCAATTCTTCTGGAACACAAATTTCAGATTGGACAAAGTTCCGTGGAATACTCACCAGTCAAGCAGAAAATCTTGGTGGTGCGGCTGATACCTATCAATTCCGTGAAATGGCATTCAGCATTGAGCGCGTTGCTGTCGAAGCAAGAACACGCGCCCTCAAGGCAGAATACACCACAGAATTGGCACAAGACCTCAAGGCCGTTCACGGACTTGATGCTGAATCTGAGTTGGCAAACATCCTCAGCACAGAAATTCTCAATGAAATCAACCGCGAAATCATCCGCGCAGTTTACTTCATTGCGAAGAAGGGTGCATCAAACACCGACCTCTCTGGTGGTGGAAACGGTGTATACGACATTCTCAACGACTCCGATGGTCGTTGGAGTGCAGAACGCTACCGTGGTTTGATGTTCCAAATCGAACGCGAAGCAAACTTGATCGCCAAGCAAACTCGTAGAGGAAAGGGTAACTTCATCCTTTGCAGCGCCGATGTCGCATCTGCTCTCGCAATGGGTGGATTCTTGAACCTCTCTCCTGCTCTCAACACCAATTTGAATGTTGACGATACAGGAAACGTCTTCGCCGGTGTATTGAATGGTAAGTTCAAGGTTTACATTGACCCATTCGTTGCCGAAGGTGTTGACTTCTGCCTCGTTGGTTATAAGGGAGTTTCCCCATATGACGCCGGTATGTTCTACTGCCCATATGTTCCGCTCCAAATGGTTCGTGCAGTATCGCAAGATACATTCCAACCAAAGATTGGTTTCAAGACCCGTTACGGAATGGTTGCAAATCCATTCGCTAAGGGTAGAACCCAAATCACTGGTAACAATGATGGTCTAGATGCTTCCTCAAACGTCTACTACAGACTGTTTAGCGTCAAGAACCTGCACGGTCAAACTGGTGGTTACTTCGGTGGTAATCCCTGATTGATCTGAACAACTGAGTTCACAAAGACCGGGAGCAGAAATGCTCCCGGTTTTCTTTTATAAATACTTGTATGGGATTCGTAGACTACTTAAATCAATTACCTGCCTCCTTTCGTGAAAAACTTCCAGGCGATCTACTCATAGAAAATGAGTTTCAGCCAACAAATAGAAATTTTCTCACAGGGAATAAGTTTATATTTGTTATGAATCGATTGCCTTCTATGACGTTCTTTTGTCAAAGAGCAAACATACCGTCAATTGGTTTTGGTCAATCAGTACAATCAAATCCAACATCAATTAATATTAACAGGCCTGGAACTCAATTAGTATACGAAGATCTACAGATTGGTTAATTAATCTAGGCACATACGATGGTATGTCTGACCGATTAATAGAAAAGCAAAAAACATCAATGGCAGGTTTATATGTTTTAAATAGTGCATATAAACCAATAGTGACTTTTAAATTTTATGATGTCTATCCAGTTAGTCTATCTGGTTTGGATTTTGATGTTTCTATTCAAGATGTAGATAATTTAATGGCAACTGCTACATTTTCATATACACATTATGAAGTAGTAAAAGAAGACTTATATTGATATTTGTGGTATAATTAAAGTATGAGCATAAAACTTAGCGATATTAAAATAATGATTGAACAGGATATGAAGATCGATTCAACTTCTCTTGATAGAGAAAGTTTGAATGTACCTCAACTACACAACAAATACTTGTGTATATTGATGGACGAAAAACTAATATTAAAAAAGTTTGAATCGGATCTTGCAGTTCTTAAGAAAAACAAATGGTTATACTATTCTGGTAAAATGTCAGAAGAGCAATTAACTAAATTGGGATGGGAAGCGTTTGATCTGTCAATACTTCGAGTAGATCTAGACAAATTCATCGAAAGCGATTCTGATGTTATCCCTTTATGCAATAAAGTCGATCTACAAAGAGAAAAAATAAATTATCTAGAAAGTACAGTCAAATCCATAAGCAATCGTATATGGAATATTCGTGCTGCCATAGATTGGGTTAAGTTCACGCAGGGACAATGATTACAATTAACGAACTAGATTCCGTCAATGTTAAAATTGATTGCGACCGTTCGGTTGCAAAAGAATTAAGTTCGTTTTTTACTTTTACTGTTCCTAATTTTAAATTTACCCCTGCATATAGAAATAAAGTATGGGACGGAAAAATTAGATTATTTAATAGTTTAACACACACCATATATGCAGGACTATTAGATTATATTTTTAAATTTGCAGAAGAACGAAATTACAAAGTAGAATTTAATCCAAAACCAAAACAAATAATAAAACAAGAAGATATAGATTCTTTTATAAAAACAACAACATGTTATTCGGGCGG